CGATGAGTTTGCGTTTATACCTAACCATATTGCGGAGCAATTCTTTAGTTCCGTTTATCCTACTATTACTTCTGGTAAATCCACGAAAGTCATCATTATTTCTACCCCCAACGGAATGAATCATTTCTACAAGTTGTGGGTTGACGCACAGAAAGGTAGGAACGGATACATCTGGACTGAAGTACACTGGTCAAAAGTACCAGGCAGGGATGCTGCGTGGAAAGAAACTACTATTGCCAACACATCAGTCAGACAGTTTACTCAAGAGTTTGACTGTGAGTTCTTAGGGTCTGTTGATACACTCATAACTGCTAGTAAGTTAAGGACACTGACATATGATGATCCAATCCGCACTAATGGGTCACTAGATGTATATGAAAATCCTATACCTGAGAGAGATTATATAATTACGTGTGATATATCCCGTGGTTTAGCACAGGATTATAGTGCTTTCTGCGTGATAGATATATCCCAAGCTCCATGGAAGTTAGTAGCAAAATATAGAGATCATGATATCAGACCTATGCTCCTACCAAATGTCATTGCTGACGTAGCAAAGGCATATAATATGGCATATGTATTGATAGAAGTAAATGATATAGGAGAAGCAGTCGCATCACAGCTCCATTATGATGTGGAGTATGAGAATGTACTCATGTGTGCTATGCGTGGTAGAGCTGGACAGATAGTTGGTACAGGATTTAGCGGAGGTAAGACACAGATGGGTGTCAAGATGAGTAAGACTGTGAAAGCACAGGGATGCTCAAACCTCAAGACATTAATAGAAGATGATAAACTAATTGTAAACGACTATAACATTGTATCTGAGCTGACTACGTTCATACAAAATAAGCAATCGTTTGAGGCAGACGAGGGATATAATGATGACCTTGTAATGTGTCTAGTTATCTTTGCGTGGTTGGTACAACAAGAGTATTTTAAAGAACTTACAGATCAGGACATCCGTCGCAGGATCTACGAAGAACAGAAGAATCAGATAGAGCAGGACATGGCACCATTTGGATTTATTCTTAACGGTGTAGATGAGGAAGAGGTGGTAGTAGATGAGAAAGGAGATGTCTGGTCACTTGAGATGGACGGTAGTGACAAGGAAGACAGTAAATGGAATACAGATGAGTATGGTGACAGATCATTTATGTGGGAGTATCGGTAGAAAAGCTACTTTCCCTAAATATTTTTAGACAAATTGAAATTATTCATTAGGAGTACCAAGCATGGCTAGCACACTTCTCTCACCAGGAGTGGTAATTCAAGAGAGAGATGCGTCTCTCGGAAACATTGAAACCGTAGAAGTTAACGTTGGAGCAATAGCGGGTGCCTTTAGTAAAGGACCTGTTAATAAACCAGTTAGAATCAACAGTGAATCAGAATTACTATCTACATTCGGTGAACCCTCTGACAGCAACTATGAAACATGGTTCGCAGCAAGCTCATTCCTCTCATATGGTGGAGTGCTTGATGTAGTACGTGCTAGTGGTGCGTCACTTAAGACTGCTAATAAAGGTGGAGTATCAGTTACAATTAATAGCGTAGAAGATTACGAAGGTAATTACTACGATGGAACTCAGGCATGGGACTATGCGTCTAGGTCTGTAGGTACTGTAGGTAACTCAATCAAAGTTGTAGCAATCGACGCGGGTGCTAGTCAGCAACTAACACTAAACAACTCTCTAGCGGGTGGTGCTATTCCAGGATCATTACTAGAGAATACAGTTGGTACTAAATCTGCGTACATTCACGCAATAGACGGAGTAAAGGTTGACATCATCTGGGTAACAGGTGGTGGATGGACAACAACAGACATCGTTGACGATGGTTCTAGTCCTGACATTCCTATCGTTGGTGTACAAGATTGGTACGATGCTCAGACAATCACATCAGGCTTGAATTGGAATCAAGTGGCTCCCCGACCAGGCACATCACCATACGTTGCTGATCGTGGTGGATCAACTGACGAGATGCACATCGTTGTAGTTGATGTAGATGGTGGAGTAACAGGAACACCTAACACTGTTCTTGAAAAATTCCTTTATCTATCAAAGGCATCCGACGGTAAATCTGCTGAAGGATCTAACGTATACTATCCAGAAGTATTACTTACATCAAGTCAGTATATCTACTGGGGTTCTCATGATAATGAGGACATCTGGGATGTAAGTGGCAACGCTCTTGCCAATTCTTCTAACTTTGGTGGAAACAGTACAACAGCATTCGACGTTCTTGGTGAGAAAGAATACGTATTGACTGGTGGTGCTGATGATTTCGATTTAACACAGGCAGAAATCATATCAGGATATGATTACTTTGCTGATCCAGAGACAGTTCAGATCGACTACCTCATCATGGGTGGTGGCGGTGGTAATGAAACCGAGTCTCAGGCAAAGGCAAACAAACTAATAAGTATCGCAGGAAACAGAAAAGACTGTGTAGCGTTTATCTCTCCAGATAAAACAAATGTAATCGGAGTATCAGACTCTGCCACTCAAACATCAAACATAGTTTCATTCTTTGAAAACTTTGCGTCAACGTCTTACGCTGTCTTCGATAGCGGTTGGAAGTATCTTTATGACCGCTTCGCTGACAAGTATAGATGGGTACCATGTAACGGTGACGTAGCTGGACTATGTTCTAGCACCACTGCTAACGGTGACCCATGGTTCTCTCCCGCAGGATTGAACCGAGGTGGAATCAGAAATGCTATTAAACTAGCATACTCACCTAAAAAATCTGAAAGAGATACACTATATCAGAAGAGAGTTAACCCTATCACATCTCTTCCTGGTCAAGGTATCGTGCTCTTCGGAGACAAAACTGCTCTCGCTTCACCATCTGCTTTTGATCGCATCAACGTCCGTCGTCTCTTCCTCGTCGTAGAGAAGACAATAGGAAATGCTGCGAAGGGAGTATTGTTTGAACTAAACGACGAATTTACTAGAAACAACTTCAACAACATCATTGAACCATATCTACGTGACATCCAAGCACGTCGTGGTATCACTGATTTCTTAGTTGTATGTGATAGTTCTAACAACACACCTGAAGTAATTGATAGAAATGAGTTTGTTGCTGAAATATACATCAAACCTTCTCGTTCAATCAACTTCATTACACTAACCTTTGTTGCTACACGTACTGGCGTTAGCTTCGAGGAAGTAATCCCAAGGAGAACCTAAACAATGGCAGAAACCGCAGCGTTGGGCGTTTTACAGTTCCAACAAAAAATTAAAGGAGCAGTTAGACCTAACCTGTTCCAAGTGAACCACGACTTTCCTAGTACAGGAGGGTTGAGTGTCAACAAAGAACTAGCAACTTTCTTATGTAAGTCTGCTGCTCTTCCTGCATCTACTGTAGGTACAGTCGAACTACCTTTCCGTGGTAGAGTAATCAAGGTACCTGGCGACAGAACCTTTGAATCATGGACTGCTACATTCTACATGGATGATGCGTTTGAGTTACGTGGTGCTTATGAAAAGTGGGTAGAGTTAACTAACACAGTTGACGCTAACACAGCAGCTGGTAATATCAGTGATATCTTAAAGGATATTACAGTTACCCAGATGGATAAGTTTGGTGGTAGTGCTACAGGATTTAAGAACATCAGAGAGTACAAACTCATTAGTGCGTTCCCAGTATCTGTATCTCAGGTATCAATAGCATATGACAACAACGATTCTTATGAAGAGTTCGATGTTGAATTTGCTTATCAGTACTTCGAGACTGGAATAGGATCCAACACTATGCAAAGAGTTACTTCCACAACCTAACTAAATAGTAGGTACAAGTACACAATATTATGGCAGAGTTATTCGGATTCTCGTTTAGGAAAAGAGAGGAGCAGTTAAAGAAAAGTGCTCCCTCTCCTGTTGCCCCCACGAATGAAGACGGTGCTACCAGTTTCATTGCGGGAGGTTATCATGGAACCTACGTAGATCTAGACGGTAACTTCAAAACTGAATATGACATGGTGGTTAAGTATCGCATGATGGCGATGCACCCTGAAGTAGACAGTGCAATTGAAGACATTATACAAGA